TACATCCTGGTTATCACGTATACTGCGATTACTTAAGGTGACGCTATGAAGGTAAGAGTTATAAAGCCCTTTAAGGACAAATACACAAAGGTGATATACAACCCTGGACAGGACATCGAAGTAACCCGGGAGCGGTACGAGGAATTAATCTCGGCCGCTTCTGGTCCTTTTGTGGAGCAGGTGAAGGACCCCGAACAAAAGACAACGGAAGCACCAAAGAAACCAAAGAAATCTACAAGTAAAAGTAGGTGATATCATGTCGGCACTGCCGGAAGGACTGCTGACGGCAGTCCGAAATTACCTTGATATAACATGGGAAGATCCTGCCGGGGACGAAAAACTCGCCGGCATTATCGCCCGGGGGATCAAATACATCAACTCCGTCGCCGGCGCCGAGCTCGACTATACCGTTGAGGACAAGCCACGGGAGCTGCTCTTTGATTACTGCCGATATGTGCGTTCCAATGCCCTTGACGAATTTCAGAATAATTATCTGCATGAGCTTCTTTCACTCCAAATCAGTCAGGAGGTGAAGGACTATGTTGCCGAAAACTCAGACGTTTAATGACGGCGTCGCAAACATATATTCTGTCGGCAACATAGCGCCTCCGGGCGGAATGCCAAAAGACGGGCTGCAGCTCAAAGTCGGTTGTCTACGGTACAAAGAGCGCACCGTTGGTATGTCGCGATACTGGGCAGCAATGCAGACACAGGCGAGGATCGACCTCGTGCTGCGGATGCCACAACTCCGGAATGTGTCGTTGCATGATGTCGTAATCCCTGTTGATGGTCAGCAGTATCGTATTGTACAGGTACAGTATCCCGAAGATATCGACCCACCTGTAATGGATCTGTCTCTGCAGAGATTGGAGGTGGCGTATGACACTGAATAACCTCAAAGACCTCCTCCTCACCATCGGCCCACCCGTTTTCCATTACTTCGCTGCCAACCAGACCGGCTCATACATTGTGTGGGCCGAGGACGGTGAGGGCGACGCAGTTCATGCAGATGGCCAGAAGGTCGAGCGAGCAATAACCGGCACCATTGATTATTTCACAAAGACCGAAAATGACCTGGTCGTGCAGCAGATCGAGACTGCTCTCAATAGCAGCGATGGCCTTGCTTGGTCTCTCAACTCTATCCAGCACGAGCGTGATACCGGGTACATCCACTATGAATGGGTATTTGAAATCGATAATGCAGCGGAAGGAGAGGGCGACAGTGGCTAAAATGTCAGTCCACGGCTTTAAGGAACTGGAAGTCAAACTCTCACAGCTTGGCAGAGCATCCGCTGATATCGGCAAAAAAGCCGTCAAGGCTGGTGTTGGAATCCTGGCTGACCAGGTACGTAAGAACCTTGAGAAAAACCTACAGGGCTCAGAATACTCCACAGGCGATCTGCTTGAATCTTTTGGTGTCAGCCCAGTTGATGTGGACAAAAATGGCATCATCAACGCAAAGGTCGGCTTTGCCGGCTACGACCGCAAAGGCGTCCCCAATGCACTCAAGGCCAGAGCGATGGAGTCGGGCACGAGTAGGCAGCCAAAGAAACCGTTTTTGCGGCCGGCGATACAGGCAACAAAAGAGAAAATCGAGAAGACCATGGAAGACGTTATTGACAACGAAATACAGAAAATTGTAAAGGAGTGATAAATATTGGCACAGATAGGATTGAGATATGCAGTATCGGCACCGCTCACAGAGGATGAACAGGCCGGCACATTTACTTATGGCACTGGCAAAGTTGTTGCAAAGGCAATCAAGGTTGAAATGAACCTGAATATTGCCGATGCTCCGCTTTATGCCGATGACGACATTGCTGAAAGAGTGCGCGAATTTGTTGACGGCGATATTAATTTTACCCCTGATGACTTGGACGATACAACAAAAGCCGAATGGCTCGGGAGCGAACTGGAGGATGAAGCTGTCGACACTACGACGGTCAAGGTGCTTAAAAGCAACACTGAAGATCTGCCCGGATATCATGGCTTTGGGTTCATCGTACCGAAAGTCAAAGACAAAGTCAGAAAATATCGTGCTGTACTTTTTACAAAAGTACAGTTTGCCGAGCCGAATGAAACAGCTGAGACAAAAGGACAGAATATCAACTGGCAGACACCTGCAATAGTAGGAAAGCTCATGCGCAGGATTGACGGCAACTGGAAGGAAGAAACCACGGTCGATTCACTTGCTACAGCCAAGGCATGGCTGGCGAAAAAGTTGAATATATCAACGACGTAAAGGAGGTAATGGCGGGGCTTCGGTCCCGCCTGAATTGTTATGAGTGAAATGAGAAATCTCGGTGTAAAAATCACTTTAGATAGAGAGCGCGAAATGGTATTCTCACTGAACGTGCTGGATGCCTGTATAGAGAAGTTCGGCAAGATGGACGACTTGCTGAATGACACAGCAAATGACATGAAGGCCACTGTCTGGCTTGCTGTTCAGATGCTAAACGAGGGTGCGGAAATTCATAATGAAAACCATCCCGATGATAAAATCCCGCCCATCGATGAGGCGAAATTGAAACGATACGTCAGCGGCCTTGGTGGCATAAGGGATCTACAGCTTAAAGTACAAGAAGCCCTCTTAAAAGGGCTGCCTGAGGAAGCTGTACAGCAGGTAGTAGAACTGGGGGAACAGATAGCCGCGCAGAGGAAGAAATCATTGAAGACTGGGATGAACAGAGCACAGCGGAGAGTGGCTCAGAAATAAACTTTGCGCGGCTTGTTTTAAGAGGGAAGCTAATTGGATACCCGGAGAAAGAGATCTGGCGTATGACATTTAGAAAGCTTGATCTACTCTGGCGGGAATATTGCCTTTTTCATGGGATCCAATGTCAAAGAACTGATGATGATATTATCCCGGAGGATGTGATATAGATGGCAACCAATATAGGTGCAAAAGTTGAATTAGCGGGTGAGCAGCAATTTCGCAGAGCCTTGTCAGATATCAATGCTGGTTTGAGGCTTACAGCCTCCGAGCTCGCTCTCGTGACGGCAAAATATGCTGATAATGATAAATCTGTCGCTGCGCTTACAGCTCGAAATGAAGTACTGCAAAACAGTCTGACAAAACAGGCTGAAAAAGTACAAACCTTACGAAATGCACTTCAGGTTGTTACTGAAAAGTACGGAGCTACAGATACGAAAACGCTGAAATATGCTGAAAGCCTGAATAAAGCCGAGGCAGAACTCATTAAAACCGAGAAAGAACTGAAGGATAATAGCAAAGAGCTTGATAATGCACGTAAAAACATGGAGAAATACGGTCTTTCTGCCGATGAGGTTGCTGAATCAAACCGCAGCCTTGGCGGAATAATAGCGGATCTGGCAGATAAGGTCGGTATTCGTCTACCAGGGAACATCAGTAAAGCCGTATCATCGATGGATCAGCAGATATCAGCAACAGAAAAAGCAAAATTACAAACTGCAGCACTGGTAACGGTAGTTGTCGGATTGGCAACCGCCTTTGGAAAAGCTACGATTGAAGCGGCCAATAAAGCTGATGAAATAACCACGTTAGCTACAACAACAGGATTAACCGCTATAAAGATTCAAGAACTTAACTATGCTTCAGAGCTTCTTGATGTGTCTACTGAAACTATTACGGATTCCATGACAAAAATGACACGCAATATGAATAACGCTAGGATGGGGAGTAAACAAGCAGAAGAAGGATTCAAGGCTCTCAGAATTCGAATTAAGGATTCGAACGGTGAACTTCGAGATGCTGAAACTGTGTTTGGAGAAGCAATCGATAAGCTTGGGAAGATCCGGAATGAGACCGAACGAGATGCAATAGCAATGCAAATATTTGGACGATCAGCTAAGGAATTGAATCCTCTCATTGAAGCAGGGAGCGGAGCGCTCAAAGAACTTGCAAAAGAAGCACATGAAATGGGATACATCATGTCTGATGAAGCAAGAGAATCTTTAAATGTTTTAAAGGACTCTATGGATAAATTTAACAACCAAACAGAAGCCTTTAAAAATAGTATAGCCATGGTCCTTCTGCCGGTACTCACTAGCCTTTTTGAAACCCTTAACAAAATAGATCCACAGGTGCTTGCAATAGCTGCTGGCGTTGCTGCAACGGTCATTACTGTTATTACTGCTGTCAAAGCCATTAAGGATGTAACCGATACATTCAAAGCTTTTGATGCACAGACATGGAAAACAACCGGAATTGTGTTGGGTGTTACTGCTGCTTTGATTGCTCTTGTGGCTATCATAGGCGTATTGGCTGGCAAGGGCAAGGAAATGGAGCAGACGATGGCTGGTATCGGTGACAGTGTCGGAAAGATGACGAATATAGTCAACAATGCTCCGAACCAGGTGCGTTACAGCTACGCTTCTGGCATTGACTATGTACCGTCCGATCGTGTGGCTCTTATCCACAGAGGTGAGGCTGTCATACCGGCGCATGAAAATCCTTATAATCCTGCCGCTACGAATGCCCGGGGCGGCGGTGACACATACATCCTTCAGGTAGATATGGATCAAATCGGTGACGTTCAAAGGCTGCTCGATACTTTCAGGCAGCTTAAGCAAACGAAAAGGGCAGGTGTGGTGGTGTAATGGCACAGTATACGATAGATCTTCCATGCATAGCCGATACATATGTGGCTTGGAATGCGCTTTCTTCAAACTACGGTACAGCAGAAACGCTAAATGCCGGGGGCTATGCGGGTGGCTCCCCTTTTCTGCGGAAATATTATACCATAATGAAATTTAACTTTTCAGCACTCCCATCACCACTCCCCCGAATCTTGAGTGCGAAGGTGCGTGTTTTTTCAGCAAAACCAATGCCTTCCGGTACAAACGCAGGAATAATCTGGGGTATACATAACCAAAATTTCGGTGAGTATACAGCTAATTATACTAACCAGGGCGACAAAACCGGAGGGACACTAGAACACTTCGATGGCATTAACTCTGGTGAATGGGTGTTATTCGGAGATTTATCTAAAAAGATTGGCCAACCCGACCTGACCAACAATGGGATATATTTCTACTGGGCAGACGGGTTTTCTGAGGACTTTTGGCAGGTCAGTTCGCGGGAAAGCGCAAACAAACCGGTTTTAAGGGTTGTATG